GGTCGCGTTGGGTAGGTAAACTGTAATCAGCGTGTTAGCCGGTCCAACGTTGGTCACGGTAAACTTATCAATTGTTGTACTTACGCCTGTCGCGGTGTATTTGATTGTCGCGGATGTCTCAGCGAGCTGCCTTTGGATAATGTTCGTTACTGTGATAGACATTACTGTTGTACCTGAGTTACTGCAACCATGACCGCTGGCGCTGCCGGTGAGAATGCTGTGGCCGCGCTCGCGTCTAGCCACAAATTAGTGTCATCAACCGCAAACATTACTTCGACGTAATCTGCCGCAATCAAGCTAATAAAGTCAATATTTTGTACTGGGCTGTACTCGCCATTTGCTGATAGCGTCAGTCTAGTCGTTGAGCTTGCAATATCTACCCCGTTCTTTCTAAACCAGAAGTAGCCATTCTTCGCGCTTGCGCTGTTTGATAGCACCTGAAAGTTAATCGAAAAATTGTAAAGCCCTGCATTTGCAGCAACTATCCTAGACGCTGGAGCACCAATCGATATACCATTTGAGACCTCTGTTGAGTCAAAAACAACCGCGACAGCCGTGTTTGTACCACCCGCGACCTGATCTGTGGTCCGCGTAAACTGTCCGTAATATTTTTGCTGCTCAATGATTGGCCTAACAAATATCTCGCCCTCAGTCGCGCTGACCTTTAAAACAATCGCTACCGGGATAGAAACATTTGGCGCAGTGGGCTTGACCTTTGTGAACGCGCCAGCCGTAGTCGGGCTTGCGTACAACTCGTCACCGATGGCCCAAGACTCGCTGACCGCGCTGCCGGTAGTGTTGATGTCTCGCACGTTACCGAACGTTGTCACAAAGCCTAGATCGCCGCTATCAATGTCCTGCGTAGCAACGCCTAAAAAGTATTCTGATCGATAACTGCCGTCAGCAATGTAGTCTAGAAATTCAATTCTAAAGTCACCGTTTACGCCAGCAAATCCAATGGTAGACCCGTTTGTAATAATAGACCCGGTGTTATTCCGGCCATATATGTACGTTTCCTGTCCTACCTGCTGAACAACGCCGCCTGAGTGGTGGAGGTTGAGCGTGTCATCTAGCGCGTTCCAGACCACCCTTGCATCTTTATCAGCGTGGGGCGCTGACGGCGCAAAGTCGATGTAGTCTACCTTCATGTGCTTAGTGTCAGATGCCATGTTAGCAATGGTCTGAGCGTACTGCGCGATAATCTCAATATCGACAATAGAGTTATCGCTACTGCTTTCGTCAACTGTACTAAAAAGCTTCTCAAACTGAATGATCTGCTCATGATCTTTCAAAAAGACCGATAACTGATCTCTTGTTAATCCTAGCCTTGATTTAGCCATGCTAGTAAGCCAGCGGCTCTACTTGAGCCTCTAGTCGAGCAAACGATACATGTGCGTCAGACTCGCCCCTGAAACGCTGTACTCGCCAGTTGATCATGCTGCCCTGCTGGAACCAGACTAGTCTTTTGCTCCGGTTGCCTTGGGTGCCAGCTTTGATTGACCTGCTCTGACTCCACGTCTCACCGTCAACGGAGTAGCTAGTGCTAATTAATGGATTGGTGCCGAATTCCACGCGGCCAGTTAGCGCAACCAGTTCAAGTTCATGGAAGATGGCCCCGCGACCCTCGTTGTAAACGATGCCTGTTGAGAACTCCCACCGGACCTTCGCCCCATAGTGTGAGCCGATGTCATCCTGAAAAAATCCAATTACGTTAGACGTTGGGTCACCGATCAGCCACCTGTCGTAGCACCAGACAATGTCTCTCGCTTTATATTCGGCCAAACCTAGCTCTGAGCTGCTGAGAACGAACCACACCGGCGTATTCGTGGCCTGAGTTGCAGTATAGTCAAAGACCAGCGTCTGGTCCGGCAGGTGAACGTACAAGTGCTTGTGATTTCTGTCGTTTCTAGTCTCGAGCTTAACTTTAGACAACTGTACTTCAGTGTAGTCAGTGAGTATCTCGTCAATCTCTTTTGTACTGATTTTGTTAGCTTGCGAGTTAACGCCAAGGAATATGCCGGGAGACTCATTGCGACCGCTGCCTAGAAAAGCAATCGTCTCAATAAACACGCAGCAGGCTTGGGTGCCAACGCAGCCCTTTTGAATTTGTGCGCCATTGACTCTCTGAAATGGGAATAAGCTGCCGCCAACATTGTTAAACACTTCTATCGTGTGCCTGTTAACCGCGTATATCTCATTCCTGAGCTTGATTATTGATGTGACAGGGTCAGGGTCTATCTCAGATGATCCATACTTCAGGGGATTAACTGCAAACGGGTCCAACAGCTCTGTGACAACTAAAAATTCACCGTCAGTGGTCATAAAGTAACCATCAACCCACACAACATCTAGCACCAAGCCTAGATCCGGGTCAGTTACCTGCTTGACAGTAGTCTCGTCCCAGTAATACAGCTTGCCGCCACTCGCAATTGCAAGCAGGTCAAACGAGTAGTCCATCGTCACGAGATTATCGTCGGTGCCGCCAACGTCACCAAGCACAGTGACAGTGCCATCTGACGCAACAGAGCATAGGGACGTACCCATAACCCTGTAGCAGATGCCGCTACGCTCAATACCGCCGCGATTTACGCCCGGTCCTTCGCCATGCTTTACCAATCCATCCGCTGGTCTTAGATAGCCGTTGCTGATGCCTGACTGCTTTGGAACAGGTATGAGATTGACAGGGTAGCTAGTGCGCATCTCTGCCTGTCTGTCATCAGTGAATATACCGTTCAGAATGGGTATCTGCATGTTAGTACGACTTTTTTGGTTTTGGTTTCTTAGCTGACTGCTTAAATGCCTTAGCTGTTGGTGCAACCATTATGGCAGTGACTCCGCTGTCATGTTAACAACAGCGGACGCAAAAACGTTTGTTGTGTCAGCCGTCTCTGAAATTTCAATAGTGCACTGGTTTGTCAAATAGCCGCCGGATATTGACAGCCCCCAGTATTTAGTCGTTGCCAACGATAGCCAAGACCCAACCGCTGCTGAACCGGCCTCGTTAATCGCGTCACCACTGATCAGTGTCAACCTGATCGAGTAATCTGCCACAACGCCTGCGCCGGTTAGCCATGTGTAAATGTCTGGTGTGTTGGATGAAACTGTGATTAGGCCGGTATCTAAAGCACTAAATCGCAAGGTAGAGGTAGCCGGGTCAGTGTCAATGTGAGTGTAGCTGCTACTCCTTAGATACGCGCCCAGTGCAGTAGATGAAGTAGTGCCAAGCCCAGTTCGGGCAGCAAAACTCATGACAGATCCTTCAACATAGAAGCGTACCAGTTAGTCCCGAGGTAAGTAATTACCAATAAATCAACAGCGTTTGAGTTAGTAGACAAAGTCTCTGCAGTACCACCGGGCCACTTAAAGTCAGCAGGCCAAATTATTGTCCGATTACCTGTTGCGTCTTGCGTAAACAGTATATTGACCGTCTGACCCTGTGCGAGAGTACCCAAAGTCACTGTAGTTACGTTTTCAGTCATTGATACCGTGAACACATTGCTCTGAGACATATCTAAAGTTAGTGTGCCACCAGTGCTTGCCCCAACAACCGGCGCAGTCTGCGCGTGTCCTGTGAAGTTAGCGCCGTCAATTGTCGGGTCTGTGTTGAATACAGCACTACCCGTACCAGTTTCATCAGTCAATGCGGTAGCTAAATTTGCGCTGCTTGGAGTACCCAGAAATGTTTGAACGCCTACGCCAAGACCCGTTAGGCCAGAGGTAGGTAGACCAGTACAGTTGGTCAGTGTGCCGGAGGTAGGAGTGCCCAGTATGGGCGTTACCAAAGTAGGTGAGGTGTTAAATACTGCCAGACCTGACCCTGTCTCATCGAGTAAAGCCGTAGCCAACTGTGCCGATGTCATGATCAGCGTATTATCGGCTAGGTTTATTGTCTTGTTGGTTAGCGTCTGTACGCCCGTAGTCGTGACTAAATCGACACCGCTAATCTGCAAGCTGTTAACAATTGTGTACCAAGTCTGCTGCAGCTCGTTAAAACGTATCGTGAATGAACTACCAGCGCCGAGACTAGCAGGAACGCCAACCAGTGTCCCGCCATTGCCGTTGATCGTCAACGCGCTAATGGTCAGCGTAGAGATAATGATAATCTCTTGACCATCGTAGCAGTTGAGAACAGGCGGCAAAGTCACAGATCCAGCGGCAAATGTGCCGGCAGGATTCATGATCAGCCAGATGCTCTGCGAAGACGCAGCCAACGCAATGTTGAAACCAGAGTTAGTCGGAGCGTTGATGACTACCGTGTAGTTGGGGTCAGCGAAAGTGGTCTGAAAGTATTCTACCAAAGTGTTGATAGATGCCTTTCTAGCGTCACCGTTGCTTGTCGCATAAACTGGCAACTGATCGCCACCAGAAAGAGTCGTTATCGTTGGCAGTTGATTAATCGTTGGCATTTTAGCTTCCTAGTTATATTGTAGTGGACCGTCATCGCCAGCTAATACAGGGTTAACAGGTCTGCGTAAATAGTTATCGTCGTAGTTGCGCCAAGGCTTAGTACCAGCACCCGCTGGCATAGTTCCCGGTAATTGCTGCTGTTGAGGCTGCGCGAAACTCATCACAACCGTGTTGTACGCCATCTTAGCAATGCCCTTGGTGTCAGGCATAATTGCCTTACCAAAGCTTGGAGCAATCCGAATGCCAAGGTTAGTATAAATCGCTTCGTTTGCTAAGTCAGGCACATAAGTCTGCTCATCTAGCCTGCTGTCTTTTGGAGAGGTGGGCAATGGAAACCCCAGCCTGAGACCTTTGGCGTTCCACTCTGCCATCATCGCGTCTAATTTACGCAGCGCTGACTGAAATTGTTCTGGCGTAAGGTCAAAAACGTAGGAAGCCAATCCTATCTCCTCAAACGCCTGCTCAACGTACTCTCGCTTGGTCCATCCCATACTAAGCTCCTAGCGCCCATTTTATTTTTTGCGAGAGCTTATTATCTGATGTTCTGCCGTCAAATTTTAAGCCTAACTGGTCAGCTTTTTGTTCAAGCTCAAACCTTTTTGGCGCTTCATCGTCAGTTGGTATTACTTGAATCTTTGGCGCAATAGCGGCCATCAACGTTTCTGACCAACCGTCTGACAATTTCGCGTCTAACTCCTCTTGAGTTTTCACGCCAATCCAATCGTAGGTCTTGCTTTCGGGTCCGTCATGCTTTCCCGGAGACTTGTAAACCAGTGTTGGGTTCATTTCTTCGCCTTTTTCTTTGCCCGTCTTGCAGTGTTCAAAGCAATCGCAATCGCCTGCTTTTTTGGCTTGCCTGCATTTTTTTCTGTTTTAATATTCTTGGAGATTGTCTTCTGAGAATAACCTTTCTTTAGCGGCATAGTCCCTCCTGCAAATTGGGCGAGGAGAACCCCCGCCCAGTTTTCACGTTTACAACTGTCCGAACAACATAATACCGGACATCTCTGGCTGCTTATTCACAACGCCAAACAACGTGTCGCTCT